ACTGTATAGCGTTTCTCTTGTCATAGGACTTGACAAGATAGCAGGTCGACGAATTGTTAGTCGGTTGTTTCCGAATAATTTGCGTGACTGAAAGCCATTAATTTTCCGTCTGGTTTATACGCTATCCATGTTGGGGCGTCTGGGTCGCAACGGCATCCGATTGTTTTATCTGGCTGATGCGTAACTAGCGTGTTACATTTGTTGCAGAATGCTGTTGGCATATCATCCTTTACTTTTTTCAAGCGAAACACTCACAAAATTCCATCCATTTGCTTGACTCGAAAAGTCTATCGGGTTCGCACCCACAGTATTACTCCATGCCCTAATGTATTCATCCATTACCAAAGGGAAGTACGTAAAATAGTTATCTTGATAAATGTAACCGACAGTAATTGTCGGTACTGGCATCACCTTAATGGTATCTATGGTTAACCCAGCCCAAGCCAAAGGATACCTTGTATCCAATTTATCTAAACCCAAACTAATGTTCATGGCATCCCTACGCCACACCGTAGACGTAATCGTTGTCGAAGCAACAAGAATAGATTTGTCACCAAGACTATTCATATAGTCACACAGTTTTCCCGAAAACCCTGCGTTCACTTCGCGACTGTTCGGAGTCCAATGCAGCACTCGACCAACACCATCCAGCATCGGTAACAGCATCTCAATAGTTCCAGGCAACATTGTGTCGTCGTCACCGAAAACCCAAACATATTTACCGCTACCTTGTGTCACACCACGCAACACATTCGGGTCGCCATCAATGTTCTTTAACCTTTTACTGTACTGAACCTGCGGGAACCGTTTAACGAACGGTTCGGCGAAACCATCAGGGTCGTTGTCGCTGACAATGAGTTCAACACCGTCAACAAGTTGCGGAACTATCGACTCCAAACATGGACCGATATCAAGTCTTTTAAACGTAGGAATATAGATTGTTAACAGCACTATTTCTTATGTTCTTTAAGATGGCTTTCTAAACCGTTAGCAACTTTATCAACTTTATGCTCAACCCTGTTCACGCTACTGAACACGTGTTGCAACATACCAGAAACAACAGCGTGGTCTTCCTGATTTTCTTTACGGAACTGGGCGATGATTGTAACAATCACACCACCTACCGCTGTCACTACAGCAGACAGTATTAAAGCCCACCCGCCGTCCATTATGCGGGCTTAACTTTTGCTTCGAAATCCAACACCGCTTGCGGCAAATTGTCGCCACATACATAGCGGATATGCCACGGCTCAGATTGAACTTCCCAACTGAATCCAAACTTTTCACAGTTCTGTAGCATCCAATCTAAACGTGCGCCGTTCGCTGACCAAACATCAACAGCCAAACCCCACCCATGATTCGATGTGCCTGGGGATGCCATCGGAGCCATACCTTTTTTAAGGAACCATTTCTTGCCTTGATAGGTACGTGTTGTGTTAGTCCCTGTGTCCTTTAACACGAACCGTGACATGAACCCTGCTAGTTGCTGGTCGAAAGAACGGTACGCATCTGCGCTCGATGTCGGTTTGAACGGTTTAGTTCCTTCAACCTGCATAGCGGCGTCATGTAACGCTTCCCAAGCACGTGCCGCGAGATGATGCAACTTCCCTGAAGGTGTGATAGAGCGCATGATGTCGGCAGATAGTTTGCCGTTCTGCGCTCCCTTCAAATCTTTCGGGAGTACAAGTTTAGCGACAGGATACTTCATTACTTTTTCTTAGTCTTGGTTCCGAACGCTGCTGAGATTTCTTCTGATGTAAGTTCGCCGTCAACTGATGCGGCTGCGAGTTTCTGTACGACACCGAACAGGGCTGTGAGTCCAGCAACACCAGCGGACTTGACCACATCGACACCGAGGATTGCTCCACCTGTGATGATAGGTAGGGCTGATGCGATGAACAGCGACACGAGGCGTTGTGTGAGGTCTAAAGTTTTGGCAATCATGGAATTCATTCTGTGTCCTTTTGTGTTAGGGATATCAACGAGTGTATCAAAATACCTGCACCTGTTAACAGCAATGCCTGTCTTAAGGTAGGACCTGACAAGGTAATTAAAACCATGCCTGTACCCACCCATGTCCAAGTGTTATCCATTACGTAGTTGATGATGCGTTTCATTATCGTCTGATTCTAGTAGGTGGTATTGCGGCGAGGAGTGCGCCTGCGGCTACTAGGGTTCGGCGTTCACCGACGGGGATGTTTGACCCTGTTGGTACATAGTTGTCGAATTGTGAGCCGAAGATGTCAATGGTTTTTTCGAACGCTTGTTTGACTTTGGTTGGGGCTTCTTGGATGGCTTCGGTGAAGGCTTCTAGTTGGGTGTCGGTGAGTTCTTCTACTTCGATTTGTTCAAAGAGTTCTTCGGCTTGGGTTTCGGTGATGGCAGCCAACACTTCGGGGCTTGACGCTATTTCGGTGGCTTGGTCTGAGGTGATGTCTGCGGCTAGGACTTGGGTGATGGCTTCAACAATTTGTTCAGGTGCGGCTTCGCTGAGGGTTTCTAGGATTTGTTCTACTTGTTCGTTGGTGACGGGTTCATTTTTGATGACTTCTTGTAGGGCTTCTGTTATTTGTTCGTTGATTACAGGTTCGGGTAGGGTTGTGGTTGATGAATCCTGTACTTCTAATAGTGTTGTTTCTGGTATATATTCCTGCGGCTGTGTTGTGTCTGTTGGCTGTTCTGTTTCGTCAAGAACAATCTCAACTTCGTCGTCGGGAACGAATGTCTCAGGAATCGTTGTCTCAACAGTATCTTCAGGAAGAACGTCAGGATAGGTTGTAGTTGTTTCTGGTTCGGTGGTGTCGGGTACGGTTATGGTTTCGGGTAGGGTCACGAATGTTTCTGGTTCGGTTGTGTCAGGTACAGTTATTTCTTCGGGGTCGGTTATAAATGTTTCGGGTTCGGTTGTATCGGTTACGACAACTATGGTTTCGGGTTCGGTTATGTTGGTTACGGGTTGAGTCTCAATGGTGGGAATAGTGCTAGATGTTTGAGTTGGTGTATAAGGCGGTTCAGTTGTCGTGGTGGTGCTTGTCGTGGTATCTGCAACTGATGTGGTTGTGCTTATCTGAATTGGTTCTGTGGTTGTGGAACTTTCTGTGGGTGGGGGTACTGTAGATGATGTCGTTGTTGTTGACGACGATGTTGTTGTGGTTGTCGTTGTACTTGTACTGGTCGTTGAAGAAGAAGTAGTTGTTGTCGGGGTGGCTTCTTGAGTGAACGCCTCGTCTGGCACTATCACCCAGCCTTCGTCATCAATGTTCCATGCGAGCATGATGCACGAGTTCCCGCCATGCTCATACATCCACACATTGAAGGCGTTGCTTCCAGGTTCTAGTGTGAGTTCCTCTGACATCATCCATGAGCAACCTTGGTCGTTCCAGTTGCCGAATGTGTTGCCGTCAATCTCCATCTCGCCACCGTCATCCGTGGCGAGCATGAACTCTATGGTGTCGTGTTCAGGTATGTCGATGAAACCTGTCATGTGGACCATGAACAGGTCATCGGTGCAGTCTTCGAATAGTTCGTAGTCGTAGTTGCGGTTGATGTTGTTCTCAACCTCTGTTCCGCAAACTAGATATTCGGTGTCCGATTGTGTTGGCGGTATTTCGTCAATCGTGTAGTAGACGGTTTCGATTCCTGGGATTGGTTCAGCGTTGGCGTTCTGTGGTATTAACGCGAACAGGATTGCTGGTAGCGGTATGAGCCAGCGTGTTAGACGAGTTCTATCCACACTCGGTTCGGTTCAAACCATGCGTACTTTTTGCCTTCAACGATTGGCATTGGTGTTGGTGGCTGCCAATCGAAGTTGTCGTCTAAAGTCCATGAGCCGTATGGTTGTGGGCAGATGAACACATCGTTCACCGCATCGTATTTATAACCGATTCCTGCGTACTGTTTGCGTATGTTGCCGTTGTAACTTGTGCGTACACAGGTTTGGTTACGAAAGTTGCCGTACCAAGTTTCAGGGTCAAGACCTTCAATAAGTTCTGTTTCATCAACGCCAACAATTACTTGTGTTACAACATTGTTGTTGTCTAAAAATGCGTAGTGTGCCATTATACCCAACTCACATTCCCTGTGCCAGCAGTAATCGTTGCCCGTTTGTATCCACCCGAAGCAGATGACTCTGTGCCAGTAAGACCTGCGCCAATAGTAATAGTAAAATTATCTGCGTAACGCAAAATGACTACACCTGAACCACCGTTACCGCCAGCATTATTAGCATTACCGCCTGCACCACCACCACCGCCACCAAGATTTACTGTGCCAGCAGAACCAACGCCTGCAGCGCCAGCACCACCGCCACCTGCACCACCAGCACCAACTGTACCGCCAGCCGTTTGTAAACCACCACCGCCACCGCCAGCGTATGTAACTGACGAACCTGTAATGCTGACCGCAACGCCTGCACCACCAGCACCACCAGATGCTGATGCAGGAGTAGCATTTTGTACACCTACTGCGCCGACTGCACCAGCACCACCGCCACCGCCACCAGCAGTTGTGTAAGTATTTGTTGCGCCATCACCACCTGCATAACCTTGATTAGTCGTACCTGCAGCACCAGTACCGCCAGTACCACCAGCATTACCACTACCACCACCACCAGAACCGCCAACTGCTGGATTTACATAATTAGGTGCATTATACACACCACCTTTACCGCCACCAGTTGAAGTAATTGTTGAAAAAATGCTATTGCTTCCGTTAGTACTTGCGCCACTTGACCCACTACCACCACCGCCAACTTCAACCGTGTAACTTGTGCCAGTCGTAACCGTCAATGCTGACTCTAAAGAACCGCCACCACCAGTATTTGTGACTGTGCTACGCAAACCGCCAGCACCACCACCACCGTTTATCGCTGCAGGCGAGCCAGCACCAGCACCACCGCCCGCAACAACAAGATAATCAACCGTAAGAATTTGTGGAACTTCGTCACCTGTCGGCATCCAAGCCGAAGTGTAAGTAGAAACCCGTGAGCGAGAACCAAATCTAGACATCGCTAAAACTTAAACCGTAATCTGGTTTACATACCCGTGCAACATCACAACATTCGCCGTCGCAGCAAAAGCCTTAACAACAAGCGGAGTCGCATTACCCTTGATAAGCAACCCTGGAACAACCAAAACAAGACCCGACTCAGCAGCAACACTCAACTCGATATTGCCATCAGGTGCAGCAGCCTCACCCCACTCAATCGTCAACTTAACAGCCGAAGCAGAACTATTAACCGCATACAACCAAACCTCATCATGAGTTGTAGCCGTAGCCGAACCAGTATGAATCGTCGTACCAGCCGTAGCAGTCTGCACAACCTTAATCGCTTTGCCATCTGTGCTACCCGAAAGAATCTTTTTAGTAAAAGTTGCCATTGTTATCTCCTATGTTAACCGAACACCTGTGAACCCAAAACCAACTGGTCACTATCACCAACAACACTCGCAGGCAAAACAGCCCAAGCAGCATCAGTACCATCAGAAGTTAGCACATAACCCGAAGCACCGATAGCAATACGGGCAGGGTTCGCAGACGAATTTAATGTCAACAAATCGCCACGAGTAGTCAAAGTCGACGTGAACTCGTTCGCTTCGTTAGCGTCAGTAGCAGTAAAAACTGGGTAACAGGTAGCGCCAGCAGAATGCGAAGCGGCAGTAGTGCCATCCACACCACGAGTCATCGAAGCCAACGATGAACCTGTGCGGGAACCAACCAAAACTTTTTCTTCAGTAACCAAACCTGGGTCAATCACCATGAAGAACGGACCGTTAGCGGTGTCATTCCACGCTGTTACAGTACCCGTCAAAAGTGCGGTGGTGTCGCCAGCGGTAATAGAGTTCGTGAGAGTACAAGCGGGAGCCGCACCTGCGTAAGACCGTCTAGTAACTGCTGACATCTATACTCCTAATCTTGAACCGAACGCATTGTAACAGTACAGGTTCCTTCCAAATCCCAGTTTTGCTGGAATCCGTCTACAACCTGAAATTCTAAATCTTCTACTACAACAGAATATGTTTCCAAATTCTCTTGGTAGTTTACCACTATAGGGTTCGTTACCAAATCCCGTAGCGCTTGTAGTTCTGATTCTACATCAAAATAATACTCGGTGTCATATACCCGTAATTTGTGGTGCATGAGGATAGGCACTCGGAATACTTGGCTTCGGGCTGGGGAAGCGTAGGCTCTAGCCATCCATCGGGTGAGAGTTGGGGCTGTGGTTGCTGACCCTCGGTTTAGTTCTAGTTTAAATTTTGCTTCAATGAATTTGCCTTGCGGACCTGTCGCTACTGCTTCTGTGGCGAGTTGTGTGTCGTGGGGTGTCATCGAGTTGTATGCGCCGTCGTCTGATGATATGTATGGGGTGATTGTGCCTGATAGTGGGGTGGTTCGGATGTCGAATTTGGCTACGAATTTGCGGTCTGGGATACCCCAACGGTAGATGCCTGTGACGATTTCTCCTTGTGTCACAAAGTTCGCTGTGTCTTCGACGTAGATACCTGCGCCTGATACTGCGAACACTCGTTTGTTATCGTAAGTAGCACACGATAGGACGTTTGCTGTTGAGGTGTGCATGAGGTCTGATGCGTGCGCTGGGGTGTTTGTCGCTACCAACGATGAAAGGTCTAATCTGCCTAACCCTGTGGATGTGCTGTCGTATTGTGACCAGTTGTACCACACGAATTTGTCTTCGGCTGTGAACGATACAACTTCGCCTGTGGTTGGGATTAATGCGCCCGCTGTGAGGTTCCCTGCGCTGTCTGGTGTCGAGTATCGGACGCCTTTGTTTGTGCCGATGAATATTCCGCCAAGGTATCCGTAAACAACTTTAGGTATTTCGCCTGTCGGTAAATCGAGTGCAACAACTGGTTGGTCGAGTACGCCTGCGGATGTGATAGTAATTTTGTAGATTGCGCCTCGGTCACCTGAATACCCTGATACGTAGATGGCATTTTGTCCTGATGCGAAACTTGTCCAGTTCCATGTTGATATCGGGTGTGCGTAGTCGTCGCCTGCTACGTTTCCTGTCGGGTCGTAGAATAGTTCTGTTGCGTTTGATGAGCCGTTGCCTGACACCATGAGGTGTCCTTTGACGAAATCTACATAAGAGAATTCGTGACCGTAAGCAACGTTGGATGCGGTGTGGCTTGCGTTTACTTTCCAAAGCCCGAAACTGCTTGTGACGCCAGCGTAAGTTAAATATATGTTTGTGCCATCAGATGCGATGTCTCTGGCGGTGAGTGCAGGTAAACCTGTCACCGATGTCCATGTTGGTGACGAAGCAAAAGGGTTAGAAGAATAACGAACATCTGCGCCATCCAACATATAGAGTTCGCCGTTTGCTACAACCACCTGCAAGTTTGTGTTCGCCGACGAACGGGATTGTTTCGTAGCGTTCAACAAAGTTAACTGTCCTTTAGTCCAAGGGTTCACACCTTTGCTTGAGTTGTATCGGTAATCTTGTGCGTCGGCTGTGTCCGCATATTTTTGACCAGCACCGAAATGCCATGATGATTCACCTCGACGCCATAACCCTTGAGGGTTGATTGCTGCTTCGCCTGGGCTTGTTGACTGGTCCACAGAGTCACGTACACGTGGTTCGAAACCTCTAGTGAACGTGCCTGCTTTCTGGTCAACGAGATACGGTCTGCCGTTAATTGCTAACGGGAAAATGTCTGGTACTAGTTGGGTGGTTGTTCCGCCCGCAAAAAATCTTGGTGCTGGGAAGAACGCATCGGTGAAACGTAGAAGCGTTGTCACCGTTTAATCCTTAGATAGGAATGTTGGGTATGCTCTTGCTAGACGTGCTGCTTCTGCTTGGATACGGTCTCGTCGTAAACGTATAAGACCTGCGGTGCTGTTCGCTACTGAACCCATCGCTACTTCGTCTGCTCGGCGTGTGTCGCCTTGTGATTCTGTGAAGTTTCGTTTAATTTCTCGTGGTGACATCAACCGTATTTGTGCGCCCAACGCAACGATGTCTGTGACTGTTTCTTGTACACCGCATGTGGTGTTGATGTCGGTTGCTTCTGTTGTGGCTGAACTGTATGCGGCTTTGTAGACGATGCGTAGACGCCCTGGGAATACTGCTTGGTCGAAACGGATAGCGAAACCTGAAGCGAAGTCGTCTGTTGGTACGTCACGTACTAAACGGATTTTGCGGGCTACAGGGTAGTCGTCTGTTTGGTATCTTACTGAGACTGTTAACAGGTCGATGATGCTTGTGACCGATGTGAGGTTTATCATCGCGTCTGAACCGTTGTAGTCTTGGTTTAATGTTTTGACTTGGAACAGTCCGTGCATCGGGGATGACAGGTCTGCTAGTTCGTCGTTGATTGATTCTAATACTTGTGCTCGTGGGAATCTTGGGTTGACTGTGATGATTGCGCCTGCTGTGTGTGCGGCTGCTGTTGTCCCGTTGAATCCTCGTTGAACTGTCAACGTTTTTGTTGGTACGTCTGTTGCCCAGATGTACATTAGTTCTGAGTCAATTTCTAATACTTGACCTGTTCGCAGTCCTTCAAGTGGATAGGTGACAACAACACTCGTACCGTTTGATGTGAGTGTTGTTGTCAGTAGGTTGCGGGCTTCTACCGTTCCAGATAAAAGTTGTCGCAACGTCCTATCGATGACGACTGCTGCGGTTGTCATTTACTTCTTTTTCTTAGCCTTCATTTTCATCGGTTTGCCAGTTTTCTTCGCTGCTTTTTTAGCGGCTGCCATACCTTTTGCGCCGTATGAGAATTCTTTTTTTCCTACCATTGGCATACTATTTGCCTTTCTTGTTGCGTGCGGATATTGCTTTAGCCTTAGAACGTGCATCGGCTTTCGACGAAGCACCCCAAGCCTGTAAAGATAATAGCAGTCTTGTTGGTTTACCTTTGCTATCTCTTTCAGGTCCTGGCATGTTGCCCATGCGTGCGAGGAAAGATGCACGTCGAGGGTTGTCGCCTGCTTTGACTGGCGGTTTCAATGTGCCACCTTTGTATGAGGCACGTCCTTTTGCGTTCAGTCCGCCTGCAGGGTTCTTGCCTTCTTTGCGTTGCCACGCTGGTGTTTTAGCCACGGCTTGCCTTCATGTTGTCAATCAGGTTCGGGTATGGTCGCCCTGCTTTTTTCGCTGATGCTTTCGCTGCTGCTTTTTTTGCTGGAGAAAGTTTCTTAGACTTTTTGTTAGGGTTCTTTGTTTCCCATACAGGTTTTTTCATGGTATCTCCAATAGGTCGCCTGAGTTTTTTAAAGCATTTTTCACATTCAATACTACACGGTGTTTAACGCCAGGTGCTAAATCTATGTGATGGTCCCCGATGTCTGCACGGACACGGCGTTTCACTTCAATTTCGCAGATTGGCTCCAACGGTTTCCATTTATCTGGCACAGTTTTGTCGGATGGTTTAACTATCTGTAACAGTTGTTTCGCTGATGTATCCCAGTTAAATGCTTCTGTTTGGGGTGCTGTCTGTTCGGCTTGTTTACGGTATTTGTCACGGTTGTTGTAGATGTCTTTGATGGCTTCGGCTGTTGCTTCTGGGTCTGGTTCATCCCAGTCGCCTACGTTTTGCCATACACCTTTGGCTGTTGGGACAAGTGTGGTTGGGATTCTGTGGGTGGCTAAATCGGAGAATTCTTTGTGACCGTGGGCGTCGGACACGATGGTTGGTATTCCTGCGGAGATTGCTTGTAGTGGCATCAGTCCGAATCCTTCGCCTCTGGATATAGATATGAATGCGTCGGCGGATAATACCAGGTTTCGTTCTTCTTCGACGGTCATCCATTCGCGGTGAACTATGACGTTCGGGTATTCTAAATCTTTTGGTGCGAACAGATGTGGTGGAACTATTTTGATGTGTAGTTCTGCGTCGGGTAACTGTAGTTTGTTGAATACTTCTAGTACGACATCTAAACTTTTGCGATACCATTCGGAGCCGCCGCATAACAGTTTAAACTTTTTGTTTGGTTTATGTGGTTTGGGATACCAGATGGTGCGGTCTACTGCGAGTGGGATAACTCGAACGTTGTCATGGTATTCGGAGAACAGTTCCCAGTTATGTAAACTTGGTACTAGGATTGTTTTGAAACTGCTTAAATATAGAGAGAACTCTGGTGGTAGCCAGTTTGTTTCCCACATTGTTAACAGGTGGGTGATTTGTTTTTGTTTCCAGCCTTTAATCATGTTTGGTCTTAAAGCGAAAACTGTGTGTTCTGCTAAGTCGTCGAACGTGACATGTTTAGATAATGCTTGACGTAAACCTTGAACCATTTTGCCGTACCCAACTTCGGGTATGTTCACCCCGACAAGGTTCAGGTATTTGGTAGAATGCCCGTTTCCACTTGCCATGATTCTTGTGCCCGCCTTTCTATTTCTGCTGCACCGTCTATGCGTTTTGGTTGTAGTCCGTTGGCGCGTAACCGTTTGTATGCGGGCATATCTTTTTTCCAGCCGCGTTCAGTTGCGTTATGTTCCGCGACCTTAGAGCCACGTGAGGTGGTGCTGTTTGTTGCCATTCTGATTCCCGCTATTCTGCATCCGAAGCACCCTTCGACATCCAAGTTGGGATGTGTTTCCCTATGTTTCACGTAATGTAACTCCCGTATCCTGCGGCTGTTAACGCCGCTACTTCTTCTGCTGTGATTTCTGTTTGATGTCCACCATAATATATTTTAGAAATTGTTGTTGCATCTGACGGCTGGTTCTCGGTGATGGTCCCGTTTGTTAACAGGAACACGTTGCGTCCACGTGGGCTTAACGCCACATGTTTACCCCATTGGTTCGCTAACCGTTCTGTGGCTGCCAAGTATTGTCCGTTCATAAATTCGCCTGCTATTACAGGTGACACAAAGTTGTCTGTTGGTGGGCTGAATGTTGCCATTATGTGATGTTCGCTCCGAATCCTGCTGCTGTTAGTTCTGCTACTTCTGTGTCGTCTAGGAAGATGTCGTGTCCACCGTAATATATTTTTGCTACAAGTTCTGGTCTGCGTGGGTCTGTTATCTGGTATGTGTTGTTTGTGAGTTTATACAGGTTGTATGCACGTATTCCTTGTGGGGTGTGGGCGAATAATCTATCTGAATCGGTTTCTGGGTAGCGTGCAGCGAACGAGTAGTCGCTTGTGATGCCGATACGGAAGATGTGGGATTTAACCCAGTTGGCTGTTTGGGTGCTTGTGCCTGCGCCTGTGGCTGTGCGTCGTTCAATGCGTGCCCCGACACCAGTTTGTGTTCCTGTACCTGCGCCTGTTGCTGTGCGAATAGATACCAGCAGCCAGTTACCTGTCCCTGACCCGACACCTGAGCCTGTTGCGGTACGGATGTTGATAACCAAATCGATTGCAGTACCTGAGCCAACAGCGGGACCCGTACCAAGGCGTGCTTTAATTGGATTTGTTGACGCCGAACCCGAACCTTCACCTGAACCTGTCGCGGTGCGCGGCGCAATATGCAACCCTGTCGAATCCATTGTGCCAACACCTGAACCTGTTGCAGTACGAACAGCAACAAGGATTCCTACCGCGGTAGCACTACCAGTACCACCACCTGTCGCAGTTCGGAACCGTACAATGTTCGCCGAAGAAGAAGCAGTACCTGAACCTGATGCTGTAGCAGTAACAGTAAGAACCGCACGAACACCAAGATAGAAACGTCCGCCCGTAAGATACGGGAAACTAAAATCGGTAAGTTGACCTAAACGTGTTTGTGACGCACCGTGCGCCACTTCAGATGTACCACCACCTGACCCGATAGCGGTGCGTTGTACTACACGAAAATATGTTTGCCGATAAAACGGGCTTGTGTCTACAAACGGTTCTTTAAAACCTGTAACTGCTGTGGTCATAAGGGTTTACCCCCTGCGACTAATCGAGAGACAGCGTAAGCGTGGTGATTTGAAAAGTATCGCCAGCAGTAACAGCCGCAGACGACGACAAAGCACCAGTCCACAAAGCATTACCTGAAGTAGAAGCATCCCACAAAGACCAATGAGTATATGTTTCTGTAGCCGCAACGTTAGTCCACTCCAAAGTTGCGTCAGTCGCAATAGAACCCGATGATGCCGCAGCCCAAGAAGCCGCCTTACGTGTCGTTTCTGATGCAGCATTAGATGTCGCAGCCTCACCAGGGTCGCCCGTATGAAGTTTCACATACACGTTTGTTGGCATAGTCCAAGCGGTTTTACCTGTGGTGTGTTCAAGAATTTTGTTTTCAGCGTAGTTCGAAATAGACATAAAAACCTTTCAACGTGACGAGTATAGCAAAAGCAAAAGCCCCCCGCCGAAGCAGGGGGCTGTCGCTTATTAAGTTCTACTAGTTAGAACCGATTGATGATGCCGATTCGATTCGACGAAGTGAAGCCTCGCGGAAACGACCATAGCCACCAAGCCAGTACCAACCGAGTGGTTGCAAACGCATCAAGATGTCTGTGACGTTGCCACGAACAATCTTTGGTGTTGCACCGTTGCCGTCTGTGACGCTGAATGCCTTAGCAAGCGCCTGACGACCCATGATGTGTGTGCAATAGGCATCGATGGTTCCAGTTGAACTGGTTCCGTTCGATGCGTCAACAAACTTCTTGGCTCGTGGTGTCTCAATGAAACGTACCGACTCGAACTTGCCGATTTCACCGTTGTAGATACCTTCTGGGTTTACGTAGTTCGCTGGTGTGCGCCATGCTGCTACGTCGGTATTTGAACGGAAGTCGTAAGACACGTCTGGGTGGATGAAACCAATGTATGAACCTTCGAACGTTGCGACGTTTGCGCCACGAAGTTGTGCAACAACTTTGCGTACATCGTCTGCGTGAAGGATGTCATCTGCCGAGATTGACTCGCGGCTTGTTGGTGTTGTTGAACCACCTGTTGCGTAAACAACGTTGGTTCCGCCAGCGAGAACGTCACGGACAACTTGGTCGATTGAATCGCCTGCGTTGTATCCGATGATGTTCGCTGCTGCCGAGTCAACATCCAAGAATGCTGTGCCACGAAGTTTCGCTGTGGTTACAACTGCGTTACCGTATTCGTTCAGAGTTACAGTTACCTGGCTGTCTGAAAGTGCTACTGGGGTTACGTCAGTTACTTCGTTCAACGTAGATGTCGCTGCTGCGATGTCTGCGAAGATGGTGAATGTGACACCAGTTCCAGGCATTGCCTGTTGTACTGGTTGTACGTCTGCTGCCTGGTCGAAAAGGAGTTCTGAACGCAATGCGAAATACGCAAGACGGTCAAATGCTACCTGGTCAACTGACAGAGACGAGAGTTGGGTTTCGCCTGCCATGATTATTTATTCCTTTTGTTTTGAGGGGGATATTAATTTTCTGTTGCTGCCCGTGCCTCAGACAAAATTTGTTCTACTTCTCGTGGCGAAGTTGCTTCGTTTAACCTTCGAGCCCAATCAACTGGCGGCTCTGCTGTTTGGCTACCTGCCGCAATTTTTGCGGTTCGTTGCCAAGCCTGTGCTTCGCTTGCCGTTGGTACGGAATCTGGGGGACTAATCAATTGCGCCTCTACAGCAGCCTGACGAATCGCATCTGGGGTTAGGTCGCCGTCGTATGCTTTAACGAAATATTTTGTCATCGGTTGAAGCGGGTCTAAACCTGCTTTAACAAATGCTAATTCTCGTTTCGCTATTTCGGCTTCCGCTACTTGCTTTCGCAAATCTGCGGTTTCCTTTTCCAATTGCTTCATCCTTGCCCTAACTGGGTTTCGGGTTTCGGATTCTTCTATCTGGTCTTCGCTGTCGTAGTTGTCAAACTCTGACATATGGCACGCTCCTGTTT